CAAGTCTTTCTTCTTCTGGAAGAATGCCAACTCTAGGTGCCATTACAGATTCCCTCCTTTTAGACGCAACATCTCGCGGTAAGCAAGGCCCGGGTTGGCTTTCGCCCACTGCTGGAGGCTCTCGGGTATCATGCCCGCCCCCGCACCTAAAGCTTGGAGTTCGCTCACCAGGTTTCCTTTCTGCGTCATGCTCCTACCCAATTGCTGCTGGCCCTCATAGAAGGCAGAAAGAGGGACACTTGTAGGAGCAGCGTACTGCTGAGCAGCGTTAAGTACTTCCTGAGAGAGTGAGCGGTTAAGAACATTTTCACGTTGTGCGGGAACACCGGCCCCGTTAGACATGACCCTGTTTCCAGTTAAAGGAGGTACAGGGGGTGTCAGTTGTCCGGCTTGCGGCCCACCAAAAAGACTTGCATTCAAGTCAGGGGCCGGAGGGACTGATCCTGGGGGAGCAGTACCCTCAAGATTGTACTGATAACGATAAGTTGCAGGCGCATACCTTCCATATTGCCCGGTCAATTCTCCTAGTTTTGTCATCCACTCACGAGATTTTGGCTGATCCTGTGGAGTGGATCCTTGAAGTTGAAGAAGCCCAAAGATTGAACCTGCTGTAGATGTTGGCGTAACCAAAGAAGGTGCCAAGCGTGGACCAGGGATTCTGGAAAATGCTGACGAAGGTTTTAAATACGGTTTAGCAGCTTGTCCTAAATTACGCAAAAGACTGCCAACGCTACCAAAAATATCAGCCATTATCTACAAACCTCACGTAAATAAATACGAGAGCCCACTGCAGTGTCAGCAGGACCAGGTAAAGCTTGAATAAATTCAGCACCAGAGCGTTCATAACGGTATCGCGCCTGGAATGGATCTTTGTAGTTAGGAACGTAAAGAATATTGGCTAATCGATTGGTTTCATATAGATAGACTTCATCCCAAACCTTGAGCGCCTCCTTGGCATTGCTTGACCGAATTGTACGGTCAACGTCACCAGCAATACTTTCCAACCGAGTCGAAGGCGAAGTCGCCACCTCCGTTTTCTTTTCGGCTGTATCACAGCGCCCTAGCTGGATAACAATTTTATCGTAGAAGAAAGAATCTGGAACCGTGTTCATTGCTTCTTCCAAACGGGCGTAATCACCCGCAGGTACGGAAACAGTGAAATAGCCCAGGTGATACCTGACTCTACTTTTGTCAAAGTCAGAGAGTTGCACTTCGTTTCTTTCTTATCAATTAATTATAAAACTTAGTAATCAACTAAAGAAGCCCTTGTAAATAGTCGTAGGTCGATGCTGCTTGACCCTGGAGATATGGTTCTTCGTTGATGTACTGCGAAATAAACGATGGCCTTGGTGCCAGGGCTTGTTGGAATAATCCAGCAACCAAATTTTCTTTTAAGCTTGGTTTTTTAGGAGCGCCTTCGCCGTACTGAGTTCCATACATGAACGCCTCAAGAATGTCGCGTGTGCGCGTATCAGTTGCCTGCTGTGCACCATCAAGCTGAGGTAATTGTGGTGCAGAGGGGGCAATAGTCGACCCTACGCTTGTAGCGCCACCTGGTTTGATGTGTAAGAACTGAATATCGTAAGGCTGCCCTTGGGGGTCAGTTGTTTTAATTGTGCCAAAACCACGATCCGGCTGGTAAGTCCCATAACCCTTATACGCGACCGGTGTACCTGCAGGGAGACCGCCGATATCAATGCCCTCATGATACGTAGATGCGCCTGCGATCGGCGCTTTACGAGGACCAAATTCACTCGTTACAGGATAGTTCCACTGCCAAGATTGTCCCACTTGCTGGACCAAGGGGGTTTTGTTAGGTCCAACAAGAACATTTTGGAGCAACGTGCGAGCACTTCTTGGATCAATGCGCTTGCCTTGTTGCGGACCAAACCGTGGAATAACACGTACATCCAGATGCGGAGCTGTAGAAGCAAAGACATCTGCCTTTGGATCTACTAATGCACCAACTGGAATTAAACCGGCCATATCTTTTTATTTCTTATTTTAAAATAAAAAACCCCCGGATAACCGGGGGAGTGCGCTAGGAGAAGAGTTTAGACGCGTACCAGATCTGCGGCTAAGACCGCGTCCCAGTCAACACGCTTAATTTGTTTTAGTTGTTCCAGGGAATTAAATCTTTCACCCGATAAGGACATTTGAAGATCTTTGATTTCCCTGGCGGTTTTTAAACCAATACCCTTAATATGATCAGCAATCATTTGGGCAGTGGCTGAATTGATATTAAGGCGGTTATCAGGAGGAAACACGCGTGGCTCCTCTTGTGCCGCTTTATCTTTTACCTGAAGAGTCTGCACCTTTTTGGTGGCATTTTCATCAGGAGTCAATTCAGTTTTGTAAGCGGTATAAAGGCGACCGTCCTGGTCTTCGACCATGTACCAATCGCCGTTATCCCATTCGCTTACAATTTTTACCCGAGCGCCTGTCTTTTTGTGCTGGTAAAGCATAAGGACCAGATTTAATTTCTGGTCCTAGTTTAGCCTATTCAGCTGACAGTGCGGTTAGGAAGATAATCTTCGATGTCGTCGTACGCAGGTGCGTCATCGGGCTGGATGTAGCAAATCTCAACGACGAGGTAACCAACTTTACCAGCGGTAGAATCGGCATCCGAAATGTACACACCACCAGAAGTGGAGGTGTCGTTAGCGGCGCCCTTGGCAAACACCTTCATGGTGACAGCACCAGTGTTGGTGTAGTACAGCACACCACCAGACACACCGGCAGCACCGGTGGCAGTCAGGATGGGGTTGGTACCAAAGGCTTGGCTACCACCAGCGAAGTAGATCTTGGTGGCGGCATCACCAGACACAGAGGAAGTCAGGTTGGCTTGCACCACGCCTTCACCCACACCAGAGGCGGCGGTAGGGCCGCTGGAATCGCGACCGAAGGAGATCACGTTACCGGTGGCGGCATACACACCAGAAGCCACACGGCCATCGCCCCAGCCAGAAGCCACGGAGATCGCAGTGCGATACACGTAGATGGGGAGGGTGGCGCTACCAGAGATCACCATGCCGGTGATGTCAGGACGAGTGTCGTCTTGGCGGTAGGGGGAAGGCACGATCACGTTGCCGGTCACCAGGGGAGTGCCCGAGGTGGCAGACACAGACACATAACCACGCTGCTGGAAGTAGCGATAACCAGGGACGGCCAGCACAGAAGTGGGGCCGCCCTTGGAGGCGTTATTGGTGCCGTCATCGTTGGTATCAATGTTCTTGTACCAACCGTTCAGAGGCTCTGCCCAGTTGCCTGGGTAGATTTTTTTAGCGGATAAATAGGACATTTATTTCTCCAGTTTTAGGTTTTATTTTATAAATCAGACGGTACCGTCATCAGACACATAGCTGAACGCGGTGGTCACGAAGTCCTTGTTCAGGATTTCGAAGCCAGCGTACAGTTGCCAAATCAGAATGATGAAGCGGCTGAAGTCGTCGTTGTTGTTGATCAGCACTTGGGCGTTCGGGCCGCCGATACCAACACCGATAGCCTGAGGACCAAAGAAGTAACCTTGGGCAACTTCTTGGTTGGCGTAGCTGCCGCCGGTGCCAGCGAAGGAGGTGCTGACGTTCTTGGTCGGGAAGTTGGTCGATTCGAAGAACTTAACACCTTCGAACTGAACACCAGTGGGCATCACCGGTTCGCCAGCCAGGAAATAACCTTGGCCAGCTTGGGGACCCATGTAGAAGCTGGTGTTGTTAGGCATCATGGGATTACCCATGTACATGCCTTGACCAGGATTACCGGAGTAACGAGCAATCTCACGGAAGTCGGTGTCACGACGCAGGTGCATCATGAATGTGGGATCGCAGATGCAACGATACAGACCATCGGAGAAGGTCGGCACGTTACGCTTACGCAGATCCTTGACAACAGTCAGAAGGTCAGTGCGCACCGAGAACTGCTGAAGGTCAGCGGTGTACTCGGTAGAGGTGTAGGTGATTTGACCGGAAGAGTTCTTGATCTTACCACCAGGGAAGTAATAACCACCTTGGGTTGCGGAGGCAACACCATTGGCTTCGGCTTTGGCGAGTTCGTCGATGAACACGCGGTCGCGCCAACGGCGGTAGTCGTCAAGCAGGGTCAGGCTGCCGATCGACTGGTGGAACATATTCAGGTTGCCGGTATCCAGCAGCAGACGCTGGGCGGTAACCAGAGTTTCACGAGCAATCTTGAAGGTGCTGGGCTGGGTCGGATCGCCCGGGTCAGCAGGACCGGTGTATTCCTTCAGCACAACAAGCACCTTCTCTTTGGTGATGTTGCGGCTGTTGGCAGTACCGATGGTTTGGTCAGCCACGCGCTCACGGCTGTCCTTAGTGCCAGGGGTACCCCAGAACTTGTAGCGGTCTAACTGAACGGTTTGACCAGGCTGACGGGTGAAGTCGTGGACGACCACGGGCTCCACAGCCATTTCAGCGATGTACGCAGGGTGCGGACGATAGAGTTCCGCGCCGAGAATTTTTGGGAAATCGTTATCAAGAAACACTTTGTTTTATCCTCCAGTGTCGCAGGAAGTGTTTTATCGGGTGAAAGATTCAGACATTACTATGTCTTATCTAACACAAATTTTAGCAGTTGGTAATTTATTCAAAAACTACATGTACTGCATTGTGGGTGTTTTGTATCGTGCACCCTCAGAATTGCTGGAACCGTAAGATTCAGGATCAACGGCACCTGTGAAGCCAGGAACACCAAAGGCGCCTGGAACAGCACCTGCAGCCATACCACCTAAACCAGCGAGAGAAGCTGCGCCAGGAACAGCTAAAGTAGCGGCAGTTTTTTGAACTGTGCTAGCGGGAACATTTCCGGCAGCCACATAAGCACCCCGAAGCACATCCCGCATCTTGCCCAATGCTTCTGCCCGCTTACCGCCAGGAGGCACAGATTCAATGGCAGCGCTTAATGCTTTGCCAGCTGGAACAATGGCACTTTGCATTGCTTCGCCAATGACAGGTGCATAGCGCCCGGCTAACCGAGCGGCACCTAAACCACCACGCGCACCAAGTGCAGCAGCTGCTCCACCCAAGGCGGCAGTGCCAGGGGCTTCACCTTGACCGGCAAGAGCCCCGCCAACCGCAAGACCTGCGGCGGCGGGAAGCCCATAAGCCAGTAACGGACGTGTTTGTCCTAATGGCCGCATGGCCGTCACTCCATTACAAACAGTTTGTTGGCAACAACTTGAGGCTGGGCTTGATTCAGAATGCGCCAGGCATTCTGGGGATCACGCGCCATGATGTCGTTAAAGTTGCCCCAGAAGTTTTCAGGTTGCTGAGGAGCCGAGGCGGCAGGAGGAGCCGGGAACTCATTCATTTGGTAATCAACCGCTTCGGTGGGATAACCACGAGTTTCCAGTTGAGCCTCGTTTTCGTACACAGGGTACGGACCTTCAGGACCAAAGAACTTCAGGGTGTAATCGCTGAGCACATCGGGGTTCGTAAGAATCTCGTTGTAAGCCAGGTTCTCCTGGTGCTCATTCACCGCAAAGTTTGCGTAACCCTTAATGGTTTCAGCGGCGCGGTTTCCCCACTCGACGGCGCTGTCCAGCATCCCTTCCAGATTCAGGGCGTACTGGTTCAGAATTGCCGGTGCTTCGATTCCGAACGCGTCCACCACTTGGCGGCTGTCCTGGCTCATTCCCAGGTAATCCGCGATTTGCTCCAAGGATGGTGTCGAGGAGGTTTGGGAAGAGCTGGGCGAGTAAGCCTGGTTGAGATACGAGGTCGGCGCTGCCGATTGTTGCGTAGCTTGGGCGCTGTTCAACCCGTAGTTGGCCGGGGAAAACTGAGTCGTCGGAGCCGACGGTTGACCCTGGAACGGGGATTGGACTGGAGCGCTCAGCAGGTTGACTACTTTGTTGAACGCCGATTCCCAGGGATTGCTCTGCGGAGCCTCCGGTTGGGATTGGGGGGCGTACTGAGTAGGGCTGGATTGGTAGCTGGGGATCCCCTGAGGTACCGCTTGGGGGTAGCTCGTACCCACTTGATACGCCATCGGTGCCGGAGCCGCTTGCTGCGGAGCTGCCACCACGTAGCTGCTGGGAGCCACCGCCGCCGGTGCTTGGCTCGTCTGTGGGATCGATTGGACGGTAGCGTCCTGCATAACTCATCTCCTTTTGTAGAGCTTCTAAAGTGCGATACAGATATGGGGTTAAATCCAATCGCGGATCCGCAGCCATCGGTAAATCCGGTGATTGCGGGTGGGGGGTCTGCATCATTCCTCCCACGAGGCGAGCGAAAGAAGAATATGCATTCTGTAATTCACCCACCATCCTGAACGGGAACCCCGATAGCATCGCGGCCCGCTCCTCATCCGTTTTTGACGGGAAGAGGTATTTCAGTGCTTCAATGCTATCAACACCTAATTCTTGCAGATTTCGTACAACAATGGAGTTATTTAATACATCTTGGGTTGAATCTTCGTAAACAGGACCAAGCCAACGCCACAACATTGTGACATCACCGTCTGGAATTAAGCCAAGAACACCGGGGGGTATTTGCTGTGTCTTAAGGCAAGCCATCATTAACTGCTTGACTTGATCTTCAAACATCGAAATCGCATCTTCGTAAGCAGCAATGTCTTGATCGGAAGCGTTGTTTGGTAGCTCCAGGGGCTTTTCAAGTCCTGCTGCAGCCGCTAGCGTTTCGCGGAATAGGCGTTCTTCTTGATAAATAATGAGTTCCAAACAACGGCAAATTCCGTAGGTATAAATAGCGTTTGCTTTTTTCTTTGACGTGGCTGAAACGCGACCAAACAAAGACTTGTATTCAGTAGCAGTCACGCCAGCTGAAATGGAAAGTTCGTCAACGCCACCAAGGGCAGTTCGAATTTCTTCTCTATATTGACGAGCGAAAGAATTTTGGTCCCCGGTGATTGCATCAGGAACAATGTAACCAACTCGGTCGTTTGGCTCCAGGTTTGCAATAACGCGTGGAACACGAATCTGACCATCAACTCCACGAGAAATGGGATCAGATTTAAACCGAGACTGACTCAGTGCGCCCATCCCTGTAAAGCCTGAGTTAGCCGCAATAGATGGACGCTGTACAACAGATTCTCCACCGGCCTCCATTAGGTCGGTTTTTGGACGAGATGAAAGGAGGGTTGGATTACCAAAGAACTGCACGTTCTTACGCATGGTGCGCACGATTTCATCATGCGTGCAAATGTGATTGGCTAGCGCATCAAACTCACCAACACCTTCTGTTGCAAAGCCTTTGGGGTTATTAAAAATTTCTACGCAAGGAATAAAACGTAAGGTATTTTTAAAAGTCTTTGTTCGACCAGGGACTGTGTACTGGGGCTGCTCGAACGAGATTTCACCTTCAGAATGAGTTTCTTCAATAACATCTCGTTTAATGGACAAACGGATGTAACGCTTGGCGCCTTGCCCCATGGTGGCAGGACCGGTGAGGCTACCTGCTTGAATGTCTTGATCAAAACCAAAACCACGACGAACCTTATAGCTGTAAATGATTACAACTTCATCAATTTCGCCATCGATGTTGTAATAAGTTCTGTACTCGTGCCGACGAAAATAATAAAGTCTGTAATTGTTTTTGGTTGGACGAATATAAAAAAGACCTTGTCCATCACAAAGGAAATAATCCCAGATGGAATCTAGGCGCGTATCAATTTGGTTGTATTTAATTACGCGATCAATAAAGTCTTTGCGCTGGTTGCCGAAGTTATCTTGTGCCGGAAAAAATTCAACACCCTGGCGGATGCCAAACAATTTCATCTGGGCAAGATGGGACGCCACCACGCCGGTGTCAATCATTGACCCACCGTCTTTATCAAGGTAGGAATCAATAATTTCTTTAAGGCGTGCTTTAGCGTCGACAGCCATTAACTATTTGCCTCTTGCTGTAAATAAATCTTAGCAGTTTTCTTGTC